AGGATTCCAATCATCGTATTTAAATATCCAATATATTGTAACACATACTCCTACCAAAAGTATAACTATCATAATATTTACACTATGAACTACTTCACTCACGATTAGGATGCATTTTGTATTACCTCACTATCAGGAATGAGATCTAAATCACCCACTACTCCACCAATCACTATAAAGGCAGTAAGTACAGCACCTGCACCCCATACCCATTTCTCAAGTGCTCGAATTCTTTCTCTTACATCTTCATTTAATTTAGTTACTCTCTCGTCTGTTCTATCGATTCTCTTATGGATTAACTCCATACGACGAGTAGCATTATCAAGAGTGCTATCGATAACAGCAATCTTTACATCTTGTTCTGAATCTTTATTTGATATGTCAGTCACGTTGCCTCCAATCATCAGAACGTTCTTGATGGAACCAATCTACCACATCCTGTGGATCTCCGAAACCCCTACGATGTTGAGTTGGATCGGGGTCTCCTATATTCAACTCATTCAGAAAAGAATCGTTAGGGTTAGTAGCCATTCTTCTTGCGGTATTTAACATACCTCTAGCAGCAGTATTTGCCTTTGCTAGTTTGTTTGCCCAAATCATATCTTCTAGACTAACATCACTCCCTGAAGCAATATCTTTACATATTCCTTCCAACCTTAAACGGTATTGAGTAGATAGCATAAGTCTCCTTATTGTTACTTATGTTTATATCTATGCGGATTTCGAGGTGCATCTATTGAAAAAAACGCTATGGGTAGAAACATTACCCAACTGAAGAGAGCAAGAGTATTCATATTCTGCCCTATCCATTCTATTAATGGTCTAAGCATATGCTGTTGATGCAAAGACAACTGATGCTCCTAAAGCACAACCCATGATGGTGAGTCTACTCATCCACCACATTATCTCGTGCTTATTTTTTGTTATGTTGCTCATGATTAATGTCCCATTGGAATTCCAGAGGACATAAAATCAGAAATCTTTTGTACTTCTTCTGTTACGCAATAGTCAATAAAAGAAGGATGCTCCCTTAGTGCAGGAACATCCTCTTTAGAGTGTTGTATTGCTTCATATGAATTTATTGCGTACTCGCAGATTTCAAAATGATGATGTTGATTATCGTGATAACCAACTGTGTAATGCTTTTGTTGTGTCAGGGGCATGATTTTTTCAATCCCATACTATCAAATATTTATAGCACAGATTGAGTAATTTTGCTTAGTTCAGTGTGGACTTCCTGACTATGTTAGAGTATCAAATTCTATTCTCAGAACCTCCAAGTTCATGAATATTTTCAGAACCACCTACTGCAAAAGGATTGTTCTTTCCTGTTGCTATTTCATATGCTATATGATGTGGTGTTTTCTTTTTTTCTTTAGTTTTTTTAGTGGGTTTAGGATTAGTCACGGATGTAGGAACCTCCATTAATTCTGCTGGTGGATCAACCCTTCTGTAAGGTTGATTTGTTGCGATGGGCATTAAATCTAAAGGATTTACGTAAGGAGATCCATTCTCTGGGAGATAATAATCATCAAACCATTCATAAGGATCAACTCCCATATCATTTCTCATAATAAAATAGCACCAATAATAAATCCTTTAGTAAAAGCAAGGCAAAGCATTTGATAATCAGACAAATTAAACTTCTCTTGTATTTTCTTTGCCCACTTCTTATCCCATTCTTTTACACTATAAAATGCTTCTTTAAGGTTTATATTCCACATTACATTTTAAAAGGTTCTTGTGGTTTTGTATCACTAGTAATCTTAAGAGGTGCTTGCTCAATACGAATAGTTTGAGTAGGACCAGATGCAACTTTTGCCATGATTGCCTCAATGTCTTTAGCAGTAACAGGAGGAGTTCCACCGTTACCATTGCCGTTACCATTCATCTTCATTGTTCCATCACCTTTTTTAGATGCGGTTTGAATTCCAAAGCTAGCTAAAACTCCAGTAAAAACTGAAGCTATGAAAGTTGGATCTATTTTTTGTTGTGGTACACCAGGAATCGCCACATAATTAAGAGTCAATATTCCCCCAGACCAAATTAATACACCCATTCTAACTGCTGTACTAATGATAGCAGCTCTTTCATCTTCATCGGGAAGTATAGCATCCTTTAGTTTACCTAAAGCACTTTTTTCTTCTTTAGATTCTTCTACTACTTCTTCGTTAAGAACTTCTTTTTTTATTTCTTCAGGCATTTAGTTAAGAGTCGTTACTTTTATATAGTTTTCTAAAAGTTTGGAACTCCTAAACCACCAGATGGTATTGCTGCAGAACCTACATCAGGTGTTCCTAGTTGATCAGCACCAGTAGGTAGTCCACCACCTAAAGCACCACCAAGTCCTCCAAGTGCTTTCTCTGTAACGCTTTCTATGATTGCGTCCTTGTTAACGTAAACGTAAGCACCAGTGCCAACAACGGCAACAGATACAGCAGTAGACGCAATAGCAAGTACATTAATTAACTTTTGCATTATTCTTTTGTAAGTGATTTATTTATAAAAGACTGCTTGTAAGCATTGTAGTAATCAACAACACCAGCACTTATAGGATACTTACTGACCCATTCATCGGCACATTCATAAATTGCTCCATTATTATTTTCATGAGAGTATTTTTTAAGAAGTATTGCTAATACTTCTTTCCTCAATTTTAATTGATTTTTAGAATAATTATCTTTACTCATATCTACTTCCCTCACCAATATATTCTAATGAAATTACTTCCTGATCATCAATTTCTGGATTTACCCATTCATAAAACTCCTGTGCTATAGCATTAGAATCCTCAAATAAATCAATATCATGATCATGAATTGATCTGCTAGATAGAAGTTCTATTCTATCAAGTGCCCATTCATATGTATGCTTAAATGTTTTCTCTAAAGGTTCCATAGTCCTTTCGCATGTATCTTCCAAGAATATTGCTATTATAATATGCTGGTTCTCCATTGTCAAGGGACTCCATTAATACATTATTAAGAAACAACTGTTTAGTCTCTTCGTAGTTTACATCTCCGAGTCTGGTGTGTAACGATAAGATCTCTCGTTTGAACGCAAAGTTTCCAAGTAACTTTCTATCTGCACTAAGCTCTTTAGAGCTTCCATAGTATCTTTTCCAGTCACTCTCAGACGTAACCCGTCTCTTACCACCTCTAGGTTTACGCTTTTGCCAGAAGTATTTTCTACCAATGTATTGTTTACCCGACTGGTTATTAGTAATGCAGTAGACGAAACCGAAGAAATCGCCAATATCGTCAGAAGTGAAAGCTGTACCTTTGTAGTACCAGGGATTTTCATAATCGCTCTCACTATTCGATGCCATTTCATAATTTTTATATCATTCTTTTTATTTATCCACCAGCATAATCATCCCAGTTTTCACAGGGTTTTTCTTCATATGCCTTGATACAATCCTCTAGACTATAGTTTAAATCCTGAGAAGGAGTCTTTGGTAACGTCCTGTTTGATTCCTCCGACAATATAGGATTCGACTTCTGTTTCTTGTGGTGCAACTTGGAGTCCTTTTGAAGAAATCCAATGCTCTGTCCAAGGAAGTGGATTATTTTTTGCAGGTATGTCATAAATTGGTTTTAGTCCTAGTGCTTTTATTCTACGATTGGCAATCCATTCAACGTATTGATGTAATAATTTATCATTCAATCCAATCATAGATCCATCTTTAAACAAATATTTTGCCCATGCTTTTTCTTCATTAACACATTTTTTAAATGTTTCAATCAACCAAGGTTCTTGTTCCTTAACTATTTCAACCATGTCAGGATCATCACCCTTTCTCCAGTTATTCAATATGTTTTGGGTTATGGCAAGGTGTTGGTTCTCATCTCTAGCAATTAAAGATATGATTTTAGCCGAACCTTCCATAAGCTTAAGTTCACCAAAAGCAAAACTACAAGCGAAACTAACATAAAACCGAATACCTTCAAGGATATTAACATTGGCGACTGCTCTATATAAATGTTTTTTAAGATCTTTACGTGTCCATTCTTCTGATGGAGAACCTTTAGAATCTTTTCTCCACATACTACCTTGATCCCATTCATGTGCATAATTAATAAAAGAATCATATGCTTGAGTAACACTTGCAGCACGTTCTAGAATACGTGGGTCTCTAAGTATAGTATCAAATACCTCAGAAGGATCTGGATAAATGTTCTTCATAATATAAGTGTATGAACGGCTATGAATCATCTCCATCAGTTGCCATATATTCATACATGCTTCCAATTCAGGAAGAGAACAGTATGGAGCAAATGCCATACCAGGTGCTCTACCTTGAACACTATCAAGCATAGTCTGATACTTTAAATTAGAAGTAAATATATGCTTTTGCTCTGGACGCAGTTGTTGATAATCTCCTCTATCTTTTTGTAGGGAAACCTCTTCTGGTCTCCAAAAATATCCTAATTGAGACTTAGTTAAATTTTCAAATGCAGGATACTTGTATGAATCATATCTTTGAACCCCCAATGGTTTACCAAAAAACATTGGTTGTTTCTTACTATCAACTTCTTCAGTATTAAATACTGTAATTCCTTTCATTTCAGATAGCACAACTTTCACACTCTTCTTCCTCAGAATTCATTATATCATCAACTAACGATTGTAATTGTGTATGTCCTTGAATACCAACTTCTTCAACATTATCATGCCATCCTATAGGATGTGCTGGTTCAATTTCATCGGTCTTAACATCATAAGTGTTCTGATAATAAGAAGTCTTCCAACCATACTTATACGTAGTTAATAGATCTTGTGCCATTACGGAGACAGGAACCTCAGAATTTTCGTAATGCTCTGGGTTATAAGACCAATTTCCACTAATCGCTTGGTCAAAGAATTTCTGCATAACTGCAACCACATTAATATAACCAGTATTGCTAGGCATATCCCACAATAACGTATAATCATTCTTAAGACTTCCATATGATGGAACTATTTGTTTAAGTGGTCCTTTTTTAGATTTCTTAATAGACAAATATCCTCTTGGTGGTTCGATTCCATTGGTTGCATTTGACACAACGGAACTGCTCTCCGATGGCATTTGTGCCGACAATGTTGAGTTCCTGATTCCATGTTCCAAAACTTCTGCCCGTAAAGACTCCCAATCAAGTAGTAAGTCATTTGGTACAATCTCATCTACGTCCTTCTTATATGTATCAATAGGAAGGATTCCTTGAGAATACTTAGTTCTATCAGAGTATTCACAAGCACCCTTTTCTTTCGCAAGATTTACAGATGCTTTAATAAGATAGTACTGAAATGCTTCGGTTAATTCATGCACCAACTTCCATGCCTTTGGATTATCATATTTAACACCGTTCTTAGCAAGATAATGTGCTAAACCAATATAACCTACCCCAAGAGATCTACGTGCCTTAGTAGCGATTTCTGCTGCCTTAACGGGGTATCCTTGAAAATCAATAAGTTCATCAAGACTTCTAATACTAAGATCACATAACTCCTCCAAATCATCAACACTTCTAATCTTACCAATATTAATAGCAGAAAGAATACATAATGCAATCTCACCTTGTGGATCATCAATATGTTGAATAGGTTTAGTTGGTAATGTAATTTCTTGACATAGATTACTCATCTCCACTTTGTCCAAGAAGGATGAGTGGGTATTACAATGATCTATATTCATAATATAAATCCTACCTGTCTCTGCTCTTTCCTTTAAAAGATCAAGTATAAGTTCTTGTGCTCCAATTGTGATTCTAGAGATGGATTCATCAGACTCATATTTAGTATAAAGTTCGTCAAAGGTATCATTACCAAAAGCATCATAAAGTCCAGGAACATCATGAGGAGAAAAAAGCGAGACCTCCTCATTGTCAATAAACCTCTGATAAAATAATGAACTTAACTGGATGGAGTAGTCAAGTTTTCTGACTCTGTTGTCTTCGGTTCCTTTGTTGTTTTTGAGGACGAGGATGTCTCTGATTTCTTGGTGCCAGATAGGAAAGTGGACAGTTGCTGAACCGCCTCTGATCCCGTTTTGAGTGCAGCACCTGACAGTGCTCTCAAACTTTTTGAGAAAGGGGACCACTCCTGTGTGTTGTACTTCG